TCTTTAACTACTGTTATGGAAAAGATGGATAACATTCGTTATCGTATCGGAACGACAGGAACATTAGATAATAAAAAAGTTCATAAGTTAGTGCTCGAAGGTATGTTCGGTCCAGTCCATAGAGTTACTACAACGAAAGCTCTAATGGAGACACAGAGACTCGCTCAGCTAAATATTACTTGTGTGGTTTTGAAATATTCAGAAGAGATTCGTAAAGGACGTAAGAACAATACCTACCAAGAAGAAATGGATTGGCTTGTTTCATTCGAACCAAGAAATAAATTCATTAGAAATCTGGCAGTAAAAAGTAATGGTAATACGCTGGTTCTTTTTCAATACGTTGAAAAGCACGGCAAAGTTCTCTACGATCTTATCAGGGAGAAGTGTCATGAAGACAGGAAAGTATTTTTTGTCTTCGGGGGTACTGAAACATCTGATCGTGAAGCGATTAGACATATCACCGAAGGAGAGTCTGATGCTATCATCATTGCATCGTATGGGACTTTCTCGACTGGCATTAATATACCTTCGATTGAGAATGTTATTTTTGCGAGTCCTTCGAAAAGTAAAATTCGTAACCTACAATCGATAGGTCGTGGACTTAGACTTAAAGATGGTAAATTGCATTGCAATCTTTACGATCTTGCCGATGATTTACATTGGAAGTCATGGAAAAATCATACATTAAATCATGCTGCTGAAAGGTATAAAACTTATGCCGAAGAGCAATTTGAAATCAAACTTGTGGAGGTAGACCTTGTTAAAGGGTGATGAACATTATGTCGTCGTTAAACTAATTACTGGTGAGCAGGTAATGGCTATATTAGAATATGAATCTGATGAGACCATTGAATTAGTTTATCCGATGTTGATTAGGTTAATCCCAGTTATGTCTGGTGAAAAACCACATGAGCATGTTATGGCTACTCCATATTCACAATTCGCCGATAGTGCGCATATCACAATACACAAAAGTCATATAGTATTTTTAGAAAATTTGCATCACATGCTTATCCCACATTTTACAAGATTGGTAGCTGAGAATGAAGACCATGTTCTTGTTTCTCGCCAATCAGATGGAAGTGTTAAGAAAGCTGAAGATTTGGATTGGGGTGATGAGCAAGAGATGATTGAAGAAGCAGAATCTCTCTCGACAGAAGAACTACAGAAAAGAATCGCTATGCTTGAATCAATCTTTGGTAAGGAAGAACCTACTGAAGAGCAAGAAGATCAAAGAACTTTTGTCAAAGGTAATGACACATTACATTAATCAGATCAAACCCTACACCGTAAGTTTACCTCGGTGTCAAATAAATGTAAAGTTTATTTTCATTGCAAATTTACAATATTATAAAACTTGACAAATAATTCAATTAGAAGTAAACTTACTCTAAATGACTGGTTCAACCCCAGTTAGGATATATCGTGGCACAATACGTAAACAACGCTGACTTTTTAGCAGCAATTAAAAAATACAAACAGACGATAAAAGACGCAGAAGAAAAGGGTTTACCTAAACCACAGATTCCAAATTATCTTGGTGAGTGTATTTTAAAGATCGCGACACATTTGTCGTATAAACCAAACTTTATTAATTACACATACAAAGATGATATGATTCTTGATGGTATAGAAAACTGTATCAACTACTTTGATAATTTTGATCCTGAAAAATCAAGTAATCCTTTTGCGTATTTCACACAAATTATTTACTATGCATTCTTGCGAAGAATTCAGAAGGAAAAGAAACATTCTTATATCAAGAACAAATTGATACAAGACATGGCATTTGATTCTTTTGATATTCAGGCTCATGATGAAGATGGTCATTATCATAATGCTTATCTAGACTTCATGCAAAATAATAGTAATTTCGACAGTTCTTCTTTTGAAGTTAAGAAGAAAGAAAAAGTTAAAAAGAAAACATCATCGCTAGATGATTTTATTGAAGGTGATAATGATGAGTCAATCGATAAGGGACTTGATTCGTGAACTTAATAATGGTGGTAATGCATCTGCAGTAGTATCACGAGTTAAGTCAAGAAGTAGATTTAGAGCGAAACAGAATCGTAACAAGAAACTTCTTCGCAGATATACATGGGATGCAACAGATAATCAATTTAGCTTGAAAGATATTATGAGTAACAATGACAATAAAATTTTCCTTGGCGTTTCTGATGTTGAAGATCTAATCACATCTGAAGTTATGAAGCGTCGTGCTGAAACAGGTAAAACCACTGTTCAGCGTGAAACCACTGTTCTTTGTAATCGCGAACGCTGGGCTAAGTGGGCTGAAGTGTTTTATCGCAGCAATCTTTACATTCAAAACAATTCTTCTTCTGGTATGATTATTGAAGAGGACACTGACAACTTTGTTAAGTTTGATGTTAATTCAAACACAACAACAGTTCGTGCTTATGGTGACGCTAAGTTCGCTGAAGAAATGGTTGAGAATGTTGAAGCTACATTTGATGTAGTTACTTCTTATGTTGAGTGGATCTATTCAAGCGATGGTAACTCTGTTAATGTTCCATTGAATCGCGATCGTCTTCCTGTTGAAGAAATGTATCCTTTCCTAAATGGAGAATCCCTAAGCGATTACTATGATCGTTATATGGCTTCTTCTGCAAATATTCTTCTTTTGATTGGTCCCCCAGGAACTGGTAAGACAACATTCATCCGTGGTCTTTTGGCTCATCGTAACTGCTCAGCTATCGTAACTTACGACGCTCAAATTCTTGAGAAAGATGGTTTCTTTGCTCGCTTCATTGAAGATGATGCTGAAGTTATGGTTCTTGAAGACAGCGATGCTTTCTTAAAATCACGTAGCGATGGTAATACAATGATGCATCGTTTCCTTAACGTGGGTGATGGACTTGTAACTACCAAAGGTAAGAAGATGATTTTCTCAACTAACTTACCGAGCATTCGTGATATTGACTCAGCGTTGGTTCGTCCAGGACGTTGCTTTGACATTTTGACATTTGATCAACTAAACAAAGAATCTGCCGATAAACTGGCAACTAAACTTGGTGTTTCAGTTGGTAATGATAAATCTAATTATAGTTTGGCAGAAATTTTCAATAAGCAATCTCATGCTGCGACAGCATCTACAAATAGAAAGGTGGGTTTCGTGTGATCAGAACAAGAGTTATGTTTAATGATGGAATCATCAGCGAAGGGCAGTTTTTTGATATAGATGAACTGTCTCAATATATTAAGTCATGGGGTAATAACATTTTAACTTTGGAGGTAGATGTTGAAAGTAGCGATAATAACAGACCAGCATTTTGGTGCGAGGAATGATAGCGTCTCATTTTTAGATTTTTATCAAAAGTTTTATGACAATACTTTCTTTCCTACTCTTGACGCAAATGATATTGACACTGTTTTTATCCTTGGCGACACTTTTGATAGACGCAAATATGTAAACTTTTATTCGCTTCAAAGAGCTAAGGATATGTTCTTTGAAAAATTAAAAGAGAGAAACATCAATGTTCATATGTTGGCTGGTAACCATGATACCTACTACAAGAATACCAATGATGTAAATTCGCCAGACTTATTGTTACGAGAGTACGATAATATCAATGTCATTGATAGTCCAACAACAATCAATGTGTATAATACAGAATTTTGTATGATGCCATGGATTTGTCCAGAGAACTATAAAGAATCATTGGACGAGATCAAAACTACCAAAGCAGAAATTTGTATGGGACATTTTGAGATTGCTGGTTTCGCCATGTACCGTGGAATGGAAAGTCATGAAGGTCTCAATAAACAATTATTTGAAAAGTTTGATCTGGTTTTTTCTGGGCATTATCATCACCGTAGTGATGATGGTCACATTTATTACCTCGGTAATCCCTATGAACTTACTTGGCAAGATTATAACGACCCAAGAGGATTCCATCTGTTTGATATCAGTACAAGACAGCTCGAGTTCGTACGAAATCCTTATACTATGTACGCAAGAGTTGAATACAACGATAAAGAGCAAGAACCAATCGAACTCGACACCCTGGATCTAAAAGATCATTATGTTAAACTTGTAGTTGTTAACAAAACTGATTATTATAAATTTGACAGATTTATTCAAAAGTTGTATAATAAAGGGTGTCATGAGATCAAAGTTGTCGAGAACATGTCTGAGTTTGAAGACGGAGAGATCGGCGAAGAGATAAACTTAGAAGATACTGTCAGCGTTCTTTCTCATTATATTGATTCAGTTGAAACTGATGTTGACAAAGAACAAGTTAAGACTTTTATGAAATCTTTATATACTGAGGCAATTAACGTAGAGGTTGTATAATGATTCAACGACAGATTCAATTTTTCTGGCCACTCACAGAACAGATCCCTTTGGATTTAGATTATACTGTATGTGAACGACCGAAGCCATCAGTATCTTTATGTGACATGACAACAATATCAATAGTAGCACCTAATACTGGAACATTCTCATGGTCTCAGCGTATAGGAGATTGGGAAATTCAAAGTCAAAACGAAACACCAAGTAAACTGAAAAAGTTTATGACCAGATACTTACTTGGTTGGAAATGGATGGGGTAAATGATTGTATTTAAAAGTGTAGAATGGATGAATTTCTTATCAACAGGAAATTCAGCAAACAAAGTTTTACTTGATAAATCACCGACTACATTAATTATTGGTAAGAATGGTGAAGGTAAGAGCACAATCTTAGATGCGTTGTGCTTTTCATTGTTTGGAAAACCATTCCGTAACATCAATAAATCACAACTTGTAAACAGTATCAATAATAAAAAGTGTTTAGTTACCATTGAGTTTTCTGTTGGAACTAAACAATATAAAGTCATTCGTGGAATCAAACCAAACATATTTGAAATTTGGTGCGACGGAGAGATGATAAATCAAGATTCTGCTTCTAAGGATTATCAGAAGGTTCTTGAGCAACAAATTTTACGATTGAATTATAAGACATTCACGCAGGTAGTTATTCTTGGTTCTGCTTCATTTGTTCCATTTATGCAATTACCTTCTCACCAACGCAGAGAAGTTATTGAAGACATCCTTGATATCAAAATCTTCTCAACTATGAATCAGCTATTGAAGCAGAAAGCACAGGAGACCAAAGATGAGATTCTTAAAATTGAGTCGGATATCAAGAACGCGAGGTCAAAGGTTGAGTCGCAAACACAACTTATCAAAACGATATCGGAAGCAAAAACAGATTCTATCAACAAGATTGAAACCAAGATCGCAGAAAACATTGCGCAAGTGGAAACAAGTCAAACAGAGATTGATAACATCATCCAGGAAATTGACTTACTTAAAGGCCAAATTACTTCTAAAGAAAAAATTACGCAGGATCTTGAGAAAGCCAAAACAGTTAAGTCAAAGCTGTCACAAAAGATCGAGACATGCGAACATCATACAGAGTTCTTTAGTGATAATGACGTATGCCCAAGCTGTTCACAGGATATTCCAGAAGAACACAAGTCGAAAATTGTTCAAGACCTCAACAAAAAAGTGTTGGAGCACAACTCTCAGATCTCTGAACTTGAGTCAATCTTGGAAAACCTCAATGCCAAGTTATCTAACATCAACGACATCGTGTCACAGATCACTGATAAGAACATCGAGCTATCAACCAAAAATTCAACTATCACGTTACTTAACCGCCAAATTAAGCAACTCGAAGCAGAAATTGAAGATAGTAAAGCAGATACGAGTAATCTAGATGAAGAGAAGCGTAAGCTAAAAGAATTAGCAGAAGATGCTATGGAAAAGATAAAGACTAAAACTGCTTTATCTGAACAAAGAAGTCTTGAAGAAGTCGCTTCTATTTTATTGAAAGATACTGGTATTAAGACTGCGATTATTCGTGAGTATTTACCAGCCATGAATAAGTTGATCAACAAGTATCTAAATGCAATGGACGCATATATTCACTTTGAACTTGACGAAGCGTTCAATGAAATAGTGAAGTCTAGATACAGAGACGAGTTTACATATGCCAGTTTTTCAGAGGGAGAGAAGATGCGTATTGACTTGGCCATTCTATTCACATGGCGTCAAATTGCAAAGATGAAGAACTCAGTCAACACAAACCTACTTATCCTAGATGAAATTTTTGACTCATCATTGGATACTTCTGGAACTGATTACTTCTTAAACCTTATGAACCAGTTTGGTGAGAACTCTAACATCTTTGTAATATCACACAAAGGTGACCAGTTGTTTGACAAATTCAGATCTGTTATCAGGTTCGAGAAGAGAAACGACTTTTCCGTAATTGTATAACCCTACGTCCTGTAGGGTTATTTTCCCATTTAAAATCAATGACTTACACACCTAAAAATTAGGTATTGACATAAAACACATAATCAGGCATAATTAGTCTTATATTGAGGAGAACTACTTATGTGGAATGATTTTAACGACTTTGAATTGGCTGAAATTGCTGCCCAGTATGGATTCCAAGACCAGCTAGACTTTAATGGCGACCTACGTCTTGCAAATCGTGTAGCTATCGAAGACCTGCTAACTGCCTATGAATTTGAGACTGCCTTCTCGGTTGACAATAATTCAGAAGTAGCGTATAATTGAGTCTTGAGATAGGAATTATATTATGACATCTAAAATTAACTCAGTAGACCTTTCCGCAAAACTGCTCGCAACCGAGAACATTAGTGTTCGTCGTGCTCGTGCAAAGACAGCTTCATTTGACATCAACTCCCGTGTTCTTACCATTCCTATGTGGAAAGACATGTCACCCACTGTTGAGGGTATGCTTATTGGTCACGAAGTTGGTCATGCTCTGTATACGACTGAAGAGTTTATGGAACCAGCCAAAGAAAACTCACGTATCTTTGGTTATTTGAATGTTCTTGAAGACGTTCGTATTGAGAAACTTATGAAGCGTAAGTATCCTGGCATCCGTAAAACGATGAATGATGGATACAAAGAACTAAACGAACAAGACTTCTTTGGTGTTAAAAAAGAAGATCCTGCTACTCTATTGTTGATCGATCGTATCAACCTTTACTTCAAAGCTGGTTTCAACTGTGGTGTGAAATTCACTCCTGAAGAAAAAGAATTCGTTCTTCGTGCTGAAAAAACTGAGACTGTTGATGATGTTATTTCTTTGGCTAAAGAGGTATACGAGTTCTCAAGAGAAGAACTTGAGCAGCGTATTCGTGAACAGATGGAACAAGAGCCAGAAGAATCAGAAGAGTTTGAAGAGCAAGATCTAGACGACTTGGACGAGATTGATGAAGATTTCGACATACCTTCTATTGATGATTCTGGTATGACTGAAACTGACCAGTCAAAAGAAGAGGGTGGTTTTGATGGTAATGAGCGGACTGGTTCATCCATCGAAAAGGATACTCGCACAAAAGAAGAAACGTTGCAGCATCTTGTTGATGAGAACATTCAGTCTAAAACTGACAGAGTGTTTTATTCTAAGCTAGAAGAACTTGCTGACGAGAGCACTGATTATCTGTATTATAATCTAGATATGAATTATGCTTACAGTCCAGTTGTGTCATACAAAACTGTTTTGAAAGAAACTGCATGCACAGATGAGTATGTTGTTGACGATGGTTGTAAAGAACGATTTGAAAAGTTTAAAACTGAATCTGCTCGTGTTGTCAACTATCTCACAAAAGAGTTTGAGATGAAGAAGTCTGCTCAACTCTATAAGAGATCGCAAACATCTAAGGTTGGTTCTTTGGACATGCGTAAAATCTGGGCATACAAACTCAATGACGATTTGTTTAAGCGTGTGACTACACTGCCACAGGGTAAAAACCATGGTATGGTTTTCTTGCTTGACTGGTCTGGTTCTATGGATGGCGTCTTGCAGGATACAGTGAAACAGGTTATTACCTTGGCTATGTTCTGTCAACGTAATCAAATTCCATATCGTGTATTTGCTTTTAGTTCTCAGTACAGTTTGACATCAACTCCTAATATTGATGGTATCACTGATCAAGAAGTTGCTGAATCATATACTCGTTGTATGAAGATGCGTGATAAACGTAGAGATATGAAACCAAACGATCTCAATAATGCATGCAATGAATTTGCTCTGCTTGAGTTTCTTTCTAGCAAGATGACTAATGTAGAATTTAATACTATGATTCGTCGCCTGCATGAAACTTATAAATTTAAGTGGAGTAAAAACAACGAATATCAGACTGGTGGAACTCCTCTAAATGAAGCACTGGCTTATATGATTAAGTATATTCCAGAATTTGTTTCTGCTTCTGGTATCGAGAAGATGACTCTTATCACATTGACTGATGGCGAAGGTCATGGTCTTTATGCTAGCAGTCGCTATTCTTTGGAAGATTATCGTATTGATACCAGCGATGGTCAATATAAGAAAGTGAAGCAAAAACATTTTCTACAAGACGAGATTACTAAAAAGAATTACTCTATCAATCGTTATGGTCCATTCCAAACTGAAGCTATTATTCGTATGATTAAAGATCGGTTTGACATTACAGTAGTTGGCTTTTATGTTTGTCAGAACAGTCGTCGCGACCTTAGTGCTGCTATCAAATGTAATCTTCCAGGATCTGATGCTAACAGTTACAATGTGATCGAAGTGATGCGTAAAGACTTCCGTGACCAAGGATTCTTTTCTATGAAGAACACTGGTCGTGATGATCTTTTCATCATCCCGTCTTCTTCTATGAAGATTGACGATTCTGAGATCGCTGTAACTGAGAAACAAACAGCTAAGCAAATTGCTCGCCAGTTTGCAAAGGTTATGTCTGGTAAGAAGACTTCCCGAGTTCTTTTGAACAAATTTATCGGGTATGTTGCATAACCCTACGTCCAGTAGGGGTTTGTAGGGGTATTGACAATAATTCAATAATAGGGTATAATTATATTATTGAAACTTGAATGCTGTTTATATTATGGAGAAGTGTATGATTGATGCTGTGTTTTTGACTGAGTTGCACAAGCAATTCCCTGACACCCAAGAAAGTGGTGTTGTTACTCGTGCTGAGATTGCTTCTACTATGGAAGTTCTTGGTACCAAAAAATGGCCAGATTGGTTGATGGAAAATCGTGTCGGTCGTGGTCTTTATGTTATTCCAGGTAATACACCTGTTGTTGGAAATCTTGCTGTAAAACCAGAGGAATCTTTTAAAGTGGATTATTCTAATCTTCAAACACTAATCCCCAAGAAGGATTCAAACTTCGTACCATTTGGTAACTACTCAGAACTCGAGCAGATTATCAAGTCTGGCATTTTCTATCCGTCTTATATTTCTGGTCCAACTGGTAATGGTAAATCAACCATGGTCGAGCAGATCTGCGCAAAACACAAGCGTCCTTTGATTCGTGTTAACTTGAACCTTATGACTGACGAAGAACAGTTGATTGGTTCTAAAACTTTGAACGATGGTAACGTGGAAGTTGTTGAAGGTCCAGTTCTCATCGCAATGCGTAACGGCACAACTCTCTTGCTTGATGAGATTGATGCTGGTGGTGCGAATACTCTACTTTGCTTGCAACCGATTCTCGAGGGTAAACCTTATTACTTCAAACTCAAGAACGAGATGATTATTCCTGCTCAAGGATTCAATATCATCGCAACTGCAAACACAAAGGGTAAGGGTAGCGATGATGGTCGTTACATTGGTACTAACGTGTTGAACGAAGCATTCTTGGAGCGATTCGCTGTTACGTTCGAACAGGAATACCCTAACGCTAAAGTTGAAGTTAAGATTATCAAGAATCTTATGGAAACTTATGGTTGTGTTGATGTTGAGTTTGCCGAGACTTTGGTTAAATGGGCAGAAGCGATTCGTCGTACCTTTGATGATGGTGGTGTTGATGAGACAATTACCACTCGTCGTATGACTCATATCGTTCGTGCCTTTGCAATCTTCAAAGATCGCAAGAAAGCTGTTGAGTTGTGCTGCAATCGTTTTGATTCTGCAACAAAATTGGCTTTCCAGGACTTGTACGATAAGGTAGCTAACCCAGCACCAGAGGTGGTTCCACAGGTAGAAACCCCTGTCCAAACCCCTATGGAAGAGGTTCCGTTTTAACCCTACAAGGTGTAGGGTTATTGTGAATAATACTTGACAAATATTGAAAAGTCGGGTATAATTATTAATGTTAACTTGATGAAGGAAATATATTATGTTGAAATTTGCAGATCTTACTAAGTCACAAAAGACTTTCGTTGTTCGTACTCTTGAACTTTTCCCTGAATATCGTTCAGAAAAAACTCTTGGTGCCAAACAGATTCATGCTTCTTACTACAAAATGAAGGATGAGCGTGGTTCTACTGGTGAGAAGTTGGGTTATCCTAACTGGCTTCAAAGTAAGAATCGTGTAGGTCGTGGCGAGTATCAAATGCCATGGCCAACTGATGCCGAACTTTCTGCGTTTGCTCAGGGTTCTGTTAAACAACCAAAAGTTAAAACTGTTAAGGTCGCTAAAGCTGTCGTTAAGAAACAAGAATCTGCATCTCGTTTGCAGAAAATTGTTGAGGAATCACCTGTCTATGATGACGATGTTGAAGACTTCAATCAGATTCTTCGTGAGAACGGCATCGAAGTATAATTTTCGTTCGGGATGAGGATTTGCCATCTCCCCTTCCCGTTTTTTATTTTTAGGTGGCTACATTATGGAGATATTATGTCTAAACAAGCTAAATTGCTTTCTTACTTGCAATCAGGTGCTCAGGTTACCGCAAAGCAAATCGCTGGTTCATTTGGTTTGAAAAACCCACATGATGCGATTCATCAATTGCGCAATCAGGGTCACTGCATCTACGCTAATCGTGCGAAACTTTCAGATGGTTCTCCAACTGTTAAGTATCGTATCGGTGCTCCGAGCAAGCGTATGGTAGCTATCGCTAACGCAGTTGCTGGTGCTTCTGTGTTCATGGCTCAACGCACTCGCTAAGCAGTACGTGTATGGGCATTCTCTGAGTGCCCATACGCATTACTGTTGGAGAAAATATGGCAACTAAAAACCCTAAGATTAAAATTCAATCCCCTCCCTTTCCACCTGAGTCATTTACTAAAGAACAGGCTAGAGATGCAGTTAAAGCTAGTCAAAATGCTACCACTGGTGGTCGCAAGTTTGATGGTGGTAAACCACAATATGGCTTACTTCCACCATTGGCGTTGGAAGAAACTGCTAAGGTATTGACCTTTGGTGCTCAAAAATATGAACCAGATAATTGGAAGTATGTACCTGATTCTAAGCGTCGCTACTTCGATGCCCTACAGCGACATCTATGGCAGTGGAAACAGGGTGAGCAAAACGACCAAGAAACTGGATTGTCGCATCTGGCACATGCGATGTGTTGCTTGATGTTCCTTTATGAGCATGATGTGAAATATTCAAAGGATGAAAAATGATTAAAGCGTTCTTCTCATTTTTCTTTTTGTTTACTATTTTCTTTTGTGGTATTAGTTATCTCTGGCATTTAAGTGGTAAAGATAAACTGAATTACTTAAGATTGGGTGTTTACAGTACTGTTTGCTCTGTTATTACACTTGTTATTTTGGTTGGTATTGTTATTTTATTTTAAGGATTGAAAATGAAAACTGTTTTGAAACTCTCTGCTTTGATTGCAGCTGTTGCTCTGGCCACTGGCTGTACTCGTATCGAAACTGGTGAGGTTGGTGTTCGTGTTGGCTTTGATAAGCAGGTTAAGCCAGGAGAACTTCTCCCTGGATCTTTCAATCAAATTTTGATTGGTGATGTTCTTACTTTCCCAGTTAAAGATGTTAACGTCAAACTTGACGATATGACCCCTGTCGCTAAAGATAACAGCACAATGAAAGACTTTGACGCTGTGGTTATCTATAACATCAATCAGGCACAGGTCGCTGAATTGTATTCTCAAAAGAGTCAAGCGTTCCACGCTAAACATCAGGGCGATATCTACTTGATGTATAATTACATCGTTCAGGCTACTCGCAATGCAATCTATAAAGAAGCACGTAAGTATGATGCACTAGATATGGCTGACAATCGTCAGGCTATGGAACAGGCTATTCGTGAACAAGTTCAAAAGTCGCTCGCTGAAGAAAAACTAGATGGTAGTTTGGTAATCGGTCAAGTGTTAATTCGTAACATTGTTCCAGCTGATAGTGTTGTTGAAAGTGCCAATGCTCTAGTTCGTGCCAAGAACGAATTTAAACAGAAAGAAGTAGAAGTTCAAACTGCGAAGAAAGAAGCTGAGCGTATGGCTGCTCTAGCCAACAACTCTGCAAGTTCTATTGCTTTTATGAATGCTCAGGCTGCTCTGAATATCTCTGAAGGTATTAAGAATGGTAAGGTTCAGACAATCGTTGTTCCTAGCAATATGACTGGCTTGATGATTGGTAAATAAATTTGACAAATACCCCTCTTTGGGGTATAATATTTTATACATAGTAATGTATTAATTGATAGGAGAAGTAATGAAACTAAGTAAAGAAACTGTTGCCGTATTTAAAAACTTTGCTGGTATTAACAGCAATCTTCTTTTGAAAGAAGGTAACAAAATCGCAACTATCTCGTCACAGAAAAATGTGATGGCAGATACAACTGTGGCAGAAACATTCCCGAGCGAGTTTGGTGTTTATGACCTAAACGAGTTCTTGGGTGCTATGTCAATTTTCGAAGATCCAGATTTGACATTCGGCGATAAGTTCGTTACTATCAGCCAAAATGGTCGTAGCATCAAATACTTTGCAGCTTCTGCAGATGTATTGGTCGCTCCTCAAAAGTCAATCACATTCCCAGAAGCAGAAGTAAACTTCAAACTTACTGCTGACCAACTCGATATGATTCGTAAGACAGCATCTGTTCTTCGTTCAGACGACCTGAGTATCGTTGGTGATGGAACAACAATCACTGCCGTTGTTGGTGATAAGAAAAACACAACTGCCAACTCTTTCAGCGAGAAGGTTGGTACCACTGATAAATCGTTCAAAGTCAACCTAAAGGTAGAGAATCTTAAGATGCTTCCTGGTTCATATGATGTCAGCGTATCTTCAAAGAAAATCTCTCGCTTTAAAGGTGCTGGTGACTTGGTTTACTACGTAGCAGTTGAAGCTGACTCTACATTTGCTGGCTAATGATTAGAGAAGAATTATTTGTAACTCCAATCTGGAAGTTCGACATTGAAGATGTTAACAATTCCAGATTGGAATCTCATGCTTATTCTCTGCAAAAAGTAGATGATGAGAAGAGATATACAAACAATTATATCAGCGGAGTAAATACCTCTGGTATTAAGTGGAGAAGTTATTATCTGAGTGATGCTCAGATTAAATCTAATTCTGATCTAACAAAATTAGTTTCTACTGTCACTGATAATGTAAATAAATGTTTCGCCGAACTAAATCCCAAGAAGGATTGTCGATTAGAACTAAACGAATGTTGGTTCAATATAAACTCCCCAGATGAAGCTGTTACTTCACATCTACATCCTGGGACAACTATGGTGGCGACATATTACATTAACGTGCCAGAAGATTCTGGTAACATAGTATTTCAAATTGGTGATAACTCCAGATTCTGGAACTTTCCACCAAAATACTTTGTTGATAGAAACTGTTTCACTGAGGTTCTGCATCAGGTAGAATCAAAGAGCAGTTTATTGGTTGTATTTCCAGGAAACTTACTACATTATGTTCAAAGAAATATGTCAAAGCAAGATAGATTGTGTATGACATTTAATTATGGAATTAGGGATAAGAATAAATTCTCCCCGAATGATAAAAATTTTACTAAAAGTTGATTGGAGTTTTATATTATGATTGAATCTCGCGACGAATTGTTTCTGTGGGTTGAGAAGTATCGCCCCCAGAAAATTGATGAGTGTGTTCTTCCTGAAGGATTGAAGAAAACATTTAAGGAATATGTAGAAAAGGGTCAACTACCAACTTTCTTGTTCTGCGGAACAGCTGGTGTTGGTAAGACCACTATCGCCAAGGCACTTTGCGCAGAAGTTGGTGCTGACTACATTATGATTAACGGATCTGACGAAGGTCGTTCTATCGACACTCTTAGAACTACAATCAAGAACTTTGCTTCAACTGTTTCTTTGACCGATGCCAAAAAGGTTGTTATCGTTGACGAAGCTGATTATATGAACGCAGATTCTGTTCAACCAGCTCTAAGAAACTTCATTGAACAGTTCTCTAACAATTGTTCTTTCATCTTCACATGTAACTTTAAGAATCGTATCATTGAACCGCTACACTCTCGTTGTTCTGTAGTTGAGTTTAAGATCGACAGTAAAGATAAACAAGAGATAGCTGCATCTTTCTTTAAGCGTGCAACTCAGATTCTCAAACAAGAAAGTATTGAGTTTGATCCTAAGGTTGTTGCTGAACTAATCACTAAACATTTCCCAGACTATCGTCGTATTCTGAATGAACTTCAGCGTTATTCTGTTTCTGGTAAGATCGACTCTGGTATCCTTATCAACGCAAGTGCAGAATCATATAAAGAACTTATCAAAAATATGAAAGATAAGAACTTTAAAGAGGTTCGCTCATGGGTTGCTAAGAATAGTGAACTTGGAACTGCTCCACTATTCAAAGAGTTGTATGATACGGCTTTGACTATCATGGAACCAA